TGATCAAGTTCGCTCTCAACAAGCCCTTTTCGTTCCAGATACTCGCTAAAATTCATTTTGGTTTTCCTTTCATTGATAATCAACTGTTCTTTCTCTTGCCCATTACAACAGGGCTTGTTTTTTTTCGATCGCCCTTTGGCGTCCGGATCGGCGCCAAGCGGACATAGACTATTCTCGACCAACTCCCACTTGAGCGCAATGCGCAGTGGAAATGATGTCGATGCCGTATAAGTTTTTCCGTCGACTTCCGCCGATTTGCCGGGGCCTATCAAAAGCGCATCCAACACGCGATAGCCGGCAGAACGATCCGTAAGATGTCCCTCCTGCATCAGCGTCCACGCGTGATTAGTAACTTCCGACCGGCTTAAATAATCACGGCCAACCAATTGTTTAACACCGTCTTTTTCCTCGATCCGGAAATCCCGCGTGCTGCCCATCTGGCCCTGGACGGTAAGCCGATTATGCGTATCGAGCAGCGGAATTTGTCCACTCTCCGGCAGGATCAATCCGTCCATCCGCAGGATTTCCTCGAGGACTTCCATTCGCAGCCAATCCATCACAAGGATTCTATTCTCGGTCGCGATCACACACTCGACCGAGCGGCTCTCCTCATTGAGCGTCTGCATATCCGCGCGATAGACCCGCGTCGTCAAAGAGCAGATGGGCTGCTGTTCTTTAATTTCTTTATTCGTCGTCTTCATCGTCTGCATCAGTTATTTCCTTTTTCTTTTCTGATTGCATCATTTCAAAGATTCCAAGTTCCTTCATTGCGTTGTATTCTTTGGCCCGCTGCCGCAGCTGCTGCTCCCAATCCAGCCCTTGTTCTGCATAAGCGGTCTGCAATGTCAGTGTGCCGTTCTCCAATCGGATTTTTTCAGCTTGCGCCTCCTTGACTGGATCGACGTGCTTGTAGCCAGGCCAAAACCATTGGATTGTTTCCGCCGCGCGGACAACATCGTCAAAAGAAGAAGGCGTCCGGAAAAAACCAGGAATCAGCCACGCCTCGTTGAGCCATTCGCGGAAAATACGATTTAAAATGATATGCTCTATTTGCCCGCGCAGCGTCTGGACAAATCTGTAAAAGGATTGATGATCCAATCGACCGCTTGCATAGTTATAGGTTGACGAGTCAGCGGCAGCCAGGTTATACGGCATATTCACGCAGCGGGCGATCTCGTTGATAATCTCCCGCTTAAACATCTGATAGTTTGTCGGCGGCTGCTCCGGCTTGATCTGCTGCATATCCCATCCGCGAGGGACGGTAAGCAGGGCGTTGCGCTCCAGCTCAATTACATCATTGGACGCAATGTCCTCCTCATCGGATGTGCTGGGATCAACTGTATTTTTCAGGATGCCGGCGATTTCCGCCGCGGTCTCTGCCGCCTGGATCGTGGCCAGTGTATATCGCCTCCAATAAGCAAAGAGCGGCAGGGCCGAAGCCAGCCAAGGAATGCCGATATGCTGACCAGGCCGGAACACTCGATAATAGTGGATGACCTGATTGGCAGGTATGCGGTCTGTCTCAAAAAATGAATCGGCGTATCCATCGCCTGGATTAGACTTTAAAATGTAATACCAGGCCGGACGCATATTCTCATCAAACTCGATCCCGTCATGCATTTTAGCCGACGGCATCGACGTTAAAGGATCGGTCAGCCGCTCCATCTCCACGGCAAGCAGCCGCAGCGATGCCCTATTGCGGCCAACGGTCGGATCATTTTTTAAAATCGTCAACGATCCGCCGCTCTCGCACGGGGAATAGATCGACTGCATCCGCAAGAATTGGCCAAAGTCCATCGTGCCGGTAAAGTCCGATTCCGCCAGCCAGGCCAAAAACTTATCCTCGCACTCCTCGTTAAATGATTCATTCTCACTGGCCAGCTGCGGACGCGGGCCCTTGCCGATGACATAATCCGCCAGCGTCTCCATAATGCCAACGGCGTAAGTATTATTTAAAATCTCATACCTGCATCGGTTGCGCAGTGTCTGGATGTCGCCGCGGATGATAGTGTTAATATCCAGATTGGAGGCGTCCATCCAGTGCTTTTCGTTGAGCCGATTTGTAGCCGCGCTGTCAAAATATGCGCGCTGGCCGTTATTACTATTGGTAATTCTAAATCGCGGTTTTTGACTTAAGGATATTTTCTGCTGCGCCATCAGATTTTCCCCCCAGGTGTTTTAATCCCAATCAGCCGGATGCCGTTCTTTCCGGATGCGCGGGCCTGCATAGCCGCGTATCGGGAGCGGATCTCATAGAGGTCCTGCAAAGAGCGGTATCGGATCGTCCGCCAGCTTACCGTAAGTTCCCCGGGCGCGGATACGCCGGCTAAAATAGCCGCGTCAATGGCGTCAATAATTGCCTGATAGATTGCCGGCATCGCATTTTTCCTTCCTGTTTTTAAAAAATCTCTATATATCTATGGCAATTATTGAGATGATTGAGGAATGAAGGCAATAAGAAATGTTGTATTTTTATTAAACATTCCTATATGTAGGAATATTTTTTAATATTCGTCGATTCTTTCCGACGTTCGAATCCGCTTTCCGCAGTTCCGGCAGACTTTATACCGCCGCCGCCGATGTCCAGGAATGTCGATGGTCTTCTCCGTGTAAAAGTGTCCGCATCCGCAGCGCGGACAGCAGATACCTTTGGTTCGTTCCGGTTCCGCGTCCATTATAATTTCCTCCTTGGTTTTTCGCTGAGCCGGATGGGCGGCCTTTTTTCTGTTTTTATCAGCCCTCCGCCAAGCCGCACGGCGGCCAGAACATTGCCGGCCATACAGTCCAGCCAGTGATTGTTTTTGCTGATCACCTCAAACGCCCGCCGCTCCGGATTGTAAACCTCCGACGCAATATGCTCCCCAAATACCTTATGCGTTGTCGGCTCGTCGCCAAATAAGGTAATGCTTCCCGGCTGCCGACCGGACGTGCGGAAGCCCTCCTGAGCAAGAAACTTAAATTTGTTTGGATCAAAAATAGTCAGCCATAATTTAAAATCGGTCAGAAACGACTCGTGATAACCGGCCCCAATCTGCCGGACATATCGGTTGGGCTTTGGGCTGCGGTATCCGCCAGCCCGGCTTGAACCGCCGATACTCGGACGCCAAACCGACTTTTGCTGCGATCGAACAAATGCATAGACCGCCTCCGGCATATAGCCGGCGTCAATGAATCCAAGATCAACATCGGGCAGCGATGCCGTAAGGGACTCAAGGGCCTTGCGGATGTTAACGATAATCTGATCCTGCATGTCTCCATCACTAATTGTCCCGCGGATCGGCGTATCAATTCGCTCCGCTCCATAGTCCATTACATACCCGATTAGATTTTTTTCCCAGGCCGTCACCGCCCAAAACAGACGGTCAGAATGCACGTCGATAAATCCAGTCACATACTCCGCATCGGCTGGCTTGACGCCGCGGTCAAGACCATTAACCCGCTCGGAGATCATATAGTACTCCAGTTTGCTGGCCTCCAATTCGTCCACCGGCGGGTCGTTCTGAAACTCGGTTTGAAACGCCTCCAGCCCCATATCGGCAATCGCGTTATAGCATGATTGCAGTGCAGAGATTTCATACGGACTTCCATCGCTGCACAAGTGCTTATAGTAACGATGCTCATTGCTCACCTGCGCGCCGGCATCCATAATCTCTTTGTTTGCTTTATAAAAATAAAACGCCGTCCGCCCGCTGTCGTCGCCTTTGCGCTGATCCTGCTTGCGCAACTCGATATATTTCTCCCACAAATCCTCTCGATCCGGCTTGCGGATCAATCGCCGCTGCCGGATGCCATTCCACTCCGGGTGGATGACAATATCTGTATATTTATCAATGATGCAGCCACGCTGCATAATCGTGCCAAGCATGAGCACGGCCAACCGCTTGTCCGGGCCCGCAAGACCTAAAATGTCAGAGGTCAACGTCAACTCTCTTTTTTCTGTTTCAATTTTGCTTTTGACGGACTCTCGGTCCTCCAGGTCGTCGCAAATCACTAAGTCCGGGCGCTTCTCGGCTTTGACGATTCCGCGGATGGGACTATCAATTCCTCTGGTGATAATAACCGCCCCATTGGCCACCGTCGGATGCTTATCAAGTTTGACGGTGGGAAAAATAATCTCTTTTGCCGACCAGGTCATGCGCGTCCGCTCACCAAAGCAGAGCTGCCCTTTTGCTTTTTGCGCCGCCCCGTCTAAAGCGCGGATCGGGACGCACACCTCCGGAAAGTCCTGCGCGAGCAAGTCGTTAAACTCATAAAAGCCCTTGATGTCCGCCAACATCGACTCCGCAAAAGGATTGTTGGCGCCGATTAAAATTAAAAACTTAAGGTGTCCATAGACTATCGCATAGACACCGCAGACGACCTTAATGATCGTACTTTTGCCTCCACCTCTCTCTGCTGCGATCGCCTGATAGCCGCCCTGATGCGTCCGCTCCGTAATCGCACGGATGATCGTTTTTTGGTCAGAGCAAAACGGATTAAAAAAGATATGGGAAAAATAAGTGCGGCAAAACCGCTCCGGGTCTTTGGCACATCGCTTGCGCCGCTTCCAGTCGATGTTATTCAAGGACTTCGCGATGATCTCGCCGATGTCCCGCCCCGCCGCCCGACGCTCGGCCATGTACCGGCGGAAATACTCATTGCGGCTTTTTGGATGCTCTATATCTGTCATACCATTATTGCTTATTTTAACGCAATATGGGCGATTGTCAACCGGTCTTTATATTATCTTAACATTATCTTAATATAATCTTCTTAATTTGTTAACATTCTGCGTGAAAATCGGGCTTTCCGACCGCTTTTATCCACAACCGCAGGAAGGACCCCAGAATCAATTCTGGTGCGTTTTCACCTTTCGACCGTCTGTGGTATCCCCCGACCGGAGATCGTCGTTCCTGGGGCGGCCTGCTGCGTAGTTTTTTGGGGGTCGGATGTATTTTTTGGGGATTTTGGCC